CACCGCAATGCCGAGCCCGGTCGGTGTCGCGCCGCTCGTCGTGACCGGGAAAGTGACATTCGAAAAGTCGCCCGTCAGCACGGCGAAGTAGATGTTCACGAAGTTCCCCTCGAGGATCGTCGGCGTGGCTGTCGAGGCGTTCTTCATAATCTTCTCGTTGATGGTGGGACGCTTCAAGTCCGCGAGCGTGAAACCCCATGAGCGCGTTGCGCGATTGTAGACCGGCGGCTGGTAAAACTCGCCGGTGAAGACGAGCCTATACTCCGCCGCGTCGATGATGCGGAAGCCCGCGAATACTCGAGCTCGGCGATTGATGAACGAGGGTAGAGGTGCGCCCGGTGCGTCGGTCGAGATGAGGGCCGTGATCTCTCCGTTCTCGTCCAAGAGCTCGAATTGCACGGAGCCGAGCGTCGACCTGCCCTCGAGCGGATATACTCTCTGCGCGACGCTGTTAGGGATGTTCAGCAATCGCTTGTAGGTGTGCGCCGGGTTCTGCACAGCGAAGACGGAGTACCGGGTAGCATGCCCGTCGATGACGAGGAAGTAGTTATCCGCCTTCGCGAACTTCGCTGTCTCGTCGTCAAACGCAGTCATAGCGGTTCCTCCGCTGACATGCTGAGGGTGTGCGTGGTGATGTTGAGCCGATTGAAGAAGCGGCGGACATCACTTGGCAACTGCATGCTCGGGTAGTAGAAGCGGGACCGGAAGATGTCGCCGATCGCGTAAGCGAACTTCGTGCCAGCCTTCAGAGTGACGTTGGGAGACGCGATGCTGTCCACCTCTACGATCTCCTCATTGAGCCCGCCGGCCGCGCTTCGCATCCGGTATTTCGTGTCTATGGCGATCCCGGTCGTGCTCGCAAGGGTGATAACGGTATCCCCCTTGGACACCGCCGAGGTTGCGATGGTGGTGTCGATCGTATCGTCTCGATCGAAGGCGAAGGCAAAGACCTCACCCCTCGAGGCGAAGGCCCAGAACGCCTCCAGCTCGTCGGCAAAGGCATCGTCTGTAAAGCTGACAAGCTCCAACTCGAACTCGGCACGCCGGAACCGGAACAGGTTTTCCGTCTTGCCACCGTCCGAGGTGTGCTGTACTCGGAACACACGAGGCTCGGGTCGCCAGACCGTGAGCTGCTCCGGAAAGTCCAAGTTGTTCGGCGGCGTGTCCCAGATAATCCGCGGGAGCCCCATTAGACCCTACCCCCCGGAACTTCATCTTGTATCTCTTCCGCCGTGGTCGAGTTCAGGCTATAGCCGAAGCGCCGCGCTTCGGACGAGACCGCATCCATGAGGTCGCGTGCGAGCTCTCTGGCATTGGCGAAGGAGCGCTCGAAGACCATGGTGATGTTGAACTGGGGAGGCGTGGGCCCCGCAGCGCCGGGAGCCCCGACGACACCGCCGACTTGGAAGCCGCCGCCGGAGCGCGGGATCGCACCCAAGAGCTGGCGGAGCTGTAACGTCATCGCCCTCGGCATTAGGAGCTCGCCCGTCTGCGCCAAGATAGGGATCGCGTCACGGTTGGTGGGAGCGCCCGGAACATTCGGGATTAGCCCGCCCTTTGCGCCTCCCGGGATCTGAGCCGCCGCTTTCTTCCCTGCAGAGGCTGACATCTTGAACTTCACGGCGGCGAGGGCGTGCTTTGCGGCTTCGGCAAAGCGGAAGGATGCGACGGCGGCGATGGCCTGCGCGAGCTCGAAGACAGCCTGTGCGATAGAAATGGCGGCTTGCACCTTCGCCATGGATTTAGCGAACTTCCCGAACGGCCCCGCTCCTTCTACACCCAAGACGCTGAGCGCATCACGAAGACTGGTGAGCCCTCCCGTGAAGTTATCGATCGAGCCCTGTGCGGCTTTCAGTGCTCCGCCTACAGCTTCACCTACGCTCTCGGGGTTGGCGTTCTTGAGGAGCTCTGCGAAGAAGGGCGCGTCTTGTGCCAGCGTCTCGAAGTCCACCATGGGGAACATCTCTCGGAACTTCTCCGTGTTGGCCTCAGCGCCGAGCTCCGGGTCCACCGCTCGTAGAGAGTTGACGAGTTGCTCCCCAAGGACATTCAGCACATCTGGATCGGTCGCCTGCCTGAATGCGGCCTCAAGATTTACGACTTCCCTCGTCGTTGCCGCTACCTGCTCCCGGGCCTCCTTGAGCGCTTCAGCTCCCGCTACCTCCGGCCCGAGCTTGGGAAGTGCGGCTTGCCTTTTTTCTTCCTCTTCTCTCCTCTTCCTTTCCTCCTCTGCTCTGCGCTTACGCTCCACCTCCCGCGTCTTCTCCGCTTCCTCCGCAGCTCTGCGTTCTTCCTCCACCTTTTTCTCAGCTTCCGCCGCCGCCTCAGCCTCCTTTGCTTCTCTTGCGAGTTGCCCCCCCAACCTCTGAACAGCTTCAGCATAAGCATCAACCGCAGGCTTTCCTTCGGCTCCCAACTTTGACGAAGGGCGCTGTGTTTTCGAGCTGCTCTTGGAGTCTCCGCACCGCCGCTCCCGTTTTCTTGATAGGCTCGGCGAACTCTCTCTCGAATACCCTTCCAGTCTTGAGTGCGATGATGTCCGAGATGCCCTTTGCGAAAGCGGAAATCCCGGGAAGCATCTCAAGCGTCAGTGTCCGGACTATCGAATCAAGTTCCGCCTGAAGGATGCCCAGCCGCACCGATGCGGTATCCTTCATTAGCTCTGCCGCCTTTTCAAGGGCTCCGGTCTCTACCTCTGTCCGAATTCCGGCAAGGGCCTCCTCGAAAACTGCACCGCCATCTTTTGCCAAAACCGCAGCAACGCCGAAGGCGCGAACATCACCGAAGAGCGTCACGATTGCTTCGTCGTTACCTTCAATCTTCGGGATAAGCTCCTCAAGGAATCCGCTCAAGCCCTTTGTCTTCAACGCGGTGATACTGAACTCTACTCCAAGCTTCTTCGCCAGCTTCTGGGTCTCATCGGTTGGCTTGAGGATTTGGGAAAGGAAGGAACGTAGGCCCGTCGCGGCAAGTCCTGTATCGCTCAAGGAAACCGAGGACACCGCCATCGCCGCACTGAGCTCTGCCATGCTCAAGCCGATTGCGGCGGCGGTCGGGGCGATCTGCCCCAGGTTTGCGGCCAGCTCTGGAATCGTAGTTTTGCCGAGGTTCTTGGTGGCATTTGCGAATGCAGCGAGCTCATTGTCGGTGAGATCGCCGTAGACACTGCGAAGCGTCGTCAGGAGGTCGGTGGCGGTAGAGATGTCCGTCGCGCCGGCCAATGCCAGCGTCGAGGCCTCGCGCAAGAACTTCGCAACATTCGCCTCTTTCACTCCGGCTGAGATCGCGTCGTAGTAAGCGCGGATAACAGCTTGAGGTTTCTGCCCGAAGCTCCTTGAGAGCGCGTCTACCTCATCGCCGATCTCCGCCAAGGACTTTTCGACGCCAAGGGTCTTGATCTCTGCCAGCCCCTTCTCGAAGTCCACCGCCGCCTCGAGCGCCTTCTTGAGCGCGAAGGTCAGACCGCCCGCGCCGATCAGGCCTGTGGTGATCGAGCCGAGCCCAAGCTTTACGCTCTTGAATGTTTTATTGAGTTTCTTGAAGCGGCTGGCGGTTGCTTTCGAGAAGCCGGAAAAAGCCCCCCTGAGCTTTTTCAGTACCGCAGAGACGACATCCTTGGCTTCAAGGGTGACAGTGACTTTCTGTCTACCGGAGACAATAGGCATGCTACAGTTTGTGTTTTGCCGTATTCAAACGGTCACGCTCCCGACGATGGAAGGCGTCTTGAGTGCTGAAGGCGACGACGAAGCGGTCGAACTCGTAGCGCAGGAGCGGGTTGACAAGCCCCAGAAGGTCGGAGGGTCTGCGCCCAAAGCGTTGCGCCAAGATGTCAGCCTCCACCAACACCCTTATGTCGACCGGGATGATGCTTCCGCCTCGGCTCCTTCTGAAAAAGGGCCGACTTGCTTCGCTTCCTCCATGCCCTCAATCAGCCCGCAGTGCTCGAAGATTGCAGTGGCGAGCTCAACGCTCTTTTCAATCGGAAGGGTAGCGAGTGGCACCTTGCCTTCCTCCTCTTCTCTTGAGAAGCGAGGATCGACGCAAGCTGTCTCTATGGCCCAAACGATGCATTCCAAGGTGGCGGGGTTGATTTCCTCGCCCCCCTCGTCTTTCTTGGCCTTCGCTCCGTTGCCGGCAACGATCGAGTTGATCAGGGAGAGCTTGTTGGAAAGCTCAAGCACCGACAGCTTCCGGACCTTGAAGGGAAGCTCCTCACCATCGATGGTGAGCTTGATGGTCTTATAAAGACCACCCATGAGTTTCTCGGCAGTTTTGGTCATGTTGTTTCTCCTTTACAGCGTTGCCACGTCGTTCCGGAGGAAGATCGTCCAGAGAGGCGAAGCGCTCTTCAGGGCTTTCCATCCGATGGTTACCGGAATGACGCCCTCGGCGATCTCCGGTGTCTCTCCAAGGAGCCGGATTTTCGGGACCGCGACCTTGAGCTCGAACAATACCGAGCCCCCACCGACGACGATGCCGCCTGTGTACTGCCACTCCAAGTCGCGGAATGTCTCGGCGCGGAAGTCGGCGTATGCGCTGTCGATGCCGGAGTCGTAGTCGGTGGTGAAACTTCCAGTGAGCTCGCGCCGGCCTTCCCGATCGAACTTCCGCGGGTGGCGGGAGTTGACGAAGCGCCCGTCCTCGCGGAGCCCGTTCGCCAACGACACCTCGCTCGAGGTGATGTCGACGGGGGAGCCGGAGAACTTGAAGGCTTGGAGCTGGTCGAACAGGATGGGGTTCTCCGCAGGGAACGTCGGAGAGGAGACAGCGCCAACGCTGTCCTCGTCGCGGGCCAGAATAGCGAGCTCGGCGTGGAGCTGCTGATCCGCCTCCATCGTGAGGGTCGCGCCATTCACCCTACATCCAGCGAAGACATGCGCCTTATCCCCGATGGCTTCCTCGATGGTCAGCCCAATCGGAGGGTCAGTCTTCGGCGTGATGGTGTGCTCGAAGGCTCCCGCGTCTGCTCCGCTCAATGGGACGGTGGCCACGCTTGCGTTCCCGAAGAGATGCTTGATCAGGGTTCCGAAGCCGGAGTAATGAAGCTCGGTTGCGACCGGCCCGGCCCCGCTCTTCTTGCCGGGGACATCGCGTAGATCGTCATAGGAGAAGACGGACTCCACAGCCTCGAAGCCCTTCTCGTATTTGATCGCGCCTGAGATGACTTCGATGAACAAAGTGGGGGCAACCGCCTGGCCCCATGTGCTTTCCTCTCCGAAGCCGATGAAACTTTCTCCGCCTCGTCTTAGCGTCATTACTTTCTACCTCCCTTCTTGGAAGCTCCGTTCTTTCCTCCAACGAGCTTCCACAGTTTCGTCTTGCAGAGCCCCTCCGCCGCCTTGGTTTCGACGCGGATGGGTTGCTCGCGCCGCACGGTCTTGACGCGGGCCTCCGGTGATTTCGCCTCGTCCTTGCTCAAGTACTCGCCGCCCTCAGGCATGCGGACCTTCGCAAGGCGCCCAACGTACTGAAGTTTGACTGTGCCTGTGCTCATGCTGTCTCCTTTCTATAGGACATCGGTTTCTCGAAGGGATACGTCAAGATAGACATCGCGCCGGAACCGCTCACGGCGCTTCTCCTTATCATCGATCGACACATAGATATGGCGCGTGACTTGCACGGATTGGATCGTCCCAAGCGCCACGAGTTCCTGCTCGTATTTGTAGAGTGCGCGACGCGCCGCTTCCATGTAGTTGTAGAGCTGGCGCTCAAGAAGCGCGGCATCCTGATTCTCGGCAAGGATATCAATTGCGACGGAGTGTTCGTAGCGCTCCTTCCGTCGTGAGAACTTCTGCTCTTGCTCCGTGTCCATGGCGTAGATTCGCACGACAGGAAAGGCCTTGAAGCGGAGACGGGTCGACACTTCATACTCAACTGGCGCGACCAGCCCGAGTGATTTGAGCGCCTCGAGTATGACGACCTCACCCGGCATCCTTGCGATGAGGTGGCTCTTCAAGTCCTGCAGGACATCATCGATCATCGCTCCGCTCCTCTCGGGAAGGCCCAGAGCTGGAGGATGCGAATCCAGCGCCGGACATCGCGCTCAATGAACCGGAGCGGCGGGCGGGCTGTCATCCTCCGGGTCCCTTCCTGGTGGAAGAAGGCATGCTCGACACTCGTACCATACTCAAGCCGATTCTTACTGACGCGCCCGATGGATCCCGGAGCCCTACGGGTCAGAGACCTATAGAGCCGATCCGATCTTCGCAGGATGGTTCTCCCCGCGAACTTCGATGCCTTCCGCGATGCGTAGGTGGGGTCGAGCCGAGCCCAGCGCGGTCCCGGGTAGGCTCCCTCGGTCCTGAAGGTCTTCTCCGACCACAACCGCATCGACGCAAGAATCTCTGTCAGCGGTTGCCTAAGGTTCGCGCTACGCTCCCCGATGCGAGAGAGTAGAAGATCAAATTCCTTCTGCCCCATTATGCTGAGCGTGAGTCTAAGCATCAAGCGTCACCATTGGCTGTCGTTGTCGACATGGAATTTCTTTACGCCCACATCCTCGGTGCGGAAACGGGCGAGGCCGTCTGCGCTGGAAATCTCGATACCCAAAAGCATCTTCGGGTTGTCCCTCAGCTTCTTGAGCGCAGCTTCGTATTGCTTGCACCAACGCTCCACGCGCTTCGGCTCCTCGCTCTCGCGTATCATCGCGCTCTCTGCCATGCACGCTGCGCCGAGCGTATTGTAGAGAGTGAGGAGCTTCGAGTCACCGGATGCGATGGAATCGATATCAACGCCCTTGGATGCCAGCACGCCGTTGATCTCTCCGGCGAC